GCCTCGAAATAGGACACATCGGGACGCACGAATACCGATGGAGCGATGTCGAATATGGCCCTAAACAGTTACGGCAATCTGCAAACAACGATAGCTAATTATCTCTCACGAGATGATCTTACTTCCGCGATCCCTGACTTCATCCAACTCGCAGAGATTCGACTCCGTAGAGATCTTCGCCTGCGCGAAATGCTTACGCAAACATCGGTTACGGCGACCGGTGGAGTCTCGACAATTAACCTCCCTAGTGACTTCCTGCAAGCAAGGGATGTGTACGTTGACTCTGACCCCGACTTCCCTATTACGTTCGCAACGCCGAGTATCTTTATTCGGAACGGTAGGACGAACCAAAGTGGTGTACCGGCTTTCTACACCATCCTTGGGTCTACGATTCAACTTGCCCCAATTCCTGACAGCAATTACGACATCAAGATCCTCTACTACGCGGCTCCTGCGTTTTTATCTACAGCGGCCCCGACAAATCTCTGGATTACGACCTGTCCGGATGCACTCCTCTACGGGTCGCTAGGCGAGGCCGAACCTTATCTTATGAACGATCCCAGGCTACAGACCTGGGGTGCGCTTTATGATCGTGCTATTGCTGCTCTCACGCGTTCAGACGAGGAAGGTCAGTATTCCGGTGTTCCTCTAACCATGACGCTTGCCAAGCGATGAGAATTAACTTTGGTGAGTGGTTGCCGGATCAACCAGGGGTAGCAGGTGCTCTGGTTGATGCCAAGAACGTCATACCCCAACAGGTAGGTTATGGCCCTTTATCTTCGCCTAGTGAGTGGAGCAATGCGGCTTCAGAAACGCTTAATTCGGTTGCTGCTGCGGCTGCTCCTGACGAGGCGGTAACGGTCTTTGCTGGCGGTGATACAAAACTCTTTAAGCTAGGCACGAACCTAAACCTTACGGATGTCTCTAAGTCTGGTGGATATACAACACCATCAGATCAAAAGTGGCGTTTTACTCAGTTTGGCAATCGAGTGATCGCAGCCAACGGAGGCGACAGGCTTCAAGGTTATCTCATGGGTTCGTCTACCCTATTTGCAGACCTTGGTGCTGCTGCACCTAAGTCTAGGTATGTCACAACGGTAAGGGACTTTGTTGTCGCAGGCTTTAACAACGGTTCAACGGTCTACCCCAATCGCGTGGAGTGGTGCGCGTTAGGAGACGAGACAAGTTGGACTCCTGCCGCAACAACGCAAGCGGACTATCAGGACATACCAGACGGTGGGCACGTTAAGGGTCTGACGGGCGGTGAGTACGGCATCGTGTTTATGGATCGTGCGGTTGTCCGTATGTCCTACGTTGGAAGCCCGCTTGTATTCCAGTTCGACACGATCTCTAGGGGTTTGGGTTGTATGGAGCCCAACTCAGTCATTCAGTACGCTGGGTCGAGCTTCTTTTTGTCTGACGACGGGTTTTATGTCACGAACGGCCAGGAAGTTAAGTCTATTTCGGTGGAGAAGGTAGATAGATGGTTTTTTAATAACGTGGACATCTCGCAGTTATCCACGATGTCTGCCGCTGTAGACCCGCTTAAGAACCTTGTTATATGGTGTTTTAAGACCGTAGACCAAACGACTGCGCTCTTGATCTACAACTTTAACTTATCTAAGTGGTCGTACGCTGAGATCAACGCAGATACTATTGCTTCGTCTACAGCGATCACAACAACTTCGTCCTCTGGCCTTACCTTAGAGCAACTAGACGCATTTGGTGGCCTTGATTCTCTACCCGCAAGCCTCGATTCCTTTGGTTATACGGTTACTTCGACATTGCTAACAGGTACGTTAGGCACAAAGATCATTGCCTTTTCTGGGTCTAACCTAACCGCGAACATCGTTACACCGGATCTATCTCTGAACGACATGCCTTCAGTGATGACATTGATTCGACCTGTCATTGACGGAGGAACTTGTTCTGTACAGGTCAATTCAAGACGCAGGCTAAACCAACAGACAGACTTTACGGGTTCTACTTACACGAGCAATGACGATAACCGCATCGGATTACGTTCAGCGGGAACTTATCATCGGATTAAAGCAATACCTTCTGGCGTTTGGTCGTCTGCGGTTGGTTTAGATGTAACTATCGTTCCGCAGGGTATGCGATGATCTTCAGGACGCTTCCTCCGTTTGGTGGCGATCAGAGAGCCGTTGCTGAGATTGTCCGTGGCATCATGGACGGTAAGACCAACAACACCGGAACGGTAACGCTCAACACAGGAAGCGCCACCACAACAACGATTACAGACGCGAGAATAGGGGTAGAGAGCAAGATCATTCTCATACCCTACTCTGCTGCTGCCTATGTAAGTGGATTGCCATACGGCTCGTTTTTTGACGTTAACGACCAAACGGCTGCGAGCACAACAGCATCCTATGCAGTCACATTCTCTAATACTGATTTAACGAACAACGTCTATCTTTCTAACTCAAGCCGAATCAATGTTAGGGCGGCGGGAAAGTACAACCTCCAGTTTTCTGTGCAGTTTGCAAACGCTGACACGCAGATCCAGGACGCTGATTTGTGGTTGAGAAAAAACGGTACAGATCTAGCAAACTCTAATTCGCAGTTCTCGATTCCTAATTCTCACGGTGGGATAGACGGGCATTTGATTGCGGCGTTGAATCTATTTGTTGATCTTGCTGCCAATGATTACGTTGAGCTTATCTGGGCAGCAACAAGCACTCAGGTTAGGCTTGAGTACATAGGTACTCAATCAAGCCCGACGAGACCGGCTACGCCTTCAGTTATTCTGACTATGCAGCACATATCAGACGGCCCTCTTGTTTACGTTTCCAGCGTGACAAATGGATCTGCAACTGTGACGCATTACCCGAATTCAACGTCTGACATGACCTATGGATATGTGGTGGTTGGATGAATGCAAGATACATCAAGCCAGACGAACTCAGAAAAATTTGGCCGTTTATTAGGGCGGGGCTGGAGACCATCCTCAAGAAAAGCCCAGAGGCGTGGATACCTGAGGACATTTACTCGGACTGTTTTGCGGGACGATCACTTCTTTGGATGTACTTTGAGGACAGTTATCCTTGCGGGTTTGTTGTTCTTCAGCCTATCGGCGATAATTTGCATATTTGGTGCGCTTATGGCAAGGGAGATTTTGATGCAGGTTTGGATCATGTTCTCTTGGTTGCGCGAGAAGGTGGCGCAAGGACTATCAGCTTTGATTCGTGGCGTAAAGGCTGGGATCGCAAGGCTAAAGCGTTAGGTTTTCGACCCCGTAAGTGGGTGAGAGAGGTTTGATATGTCAGGCGGATCTACAAACACAGTAACCAGGACAGAACTTGATCCGACGATGCGCCCTTACGTCCAGTACGGACTAAGTGAAGCGCAGCGTCTTTATTCGGGTGGCGGGCCTGAGTTCTATCAGGGGCAGACTTATGTAGGCCCAAGCCAACAAACGCAGGCTGCTCTGTCTGCGATGCAAAACAGGGCTATGCAAGGAAATATCCTTACTCCGCAAGCCCAGCAGTTAGCCTCGCAAACCTTAACGGGTAACTTTTTAGGCGGCAATCCGTACATGCAGGCCGCACTAAAGCCTGGATTCGATGCGGCTACAACGGCTTATCAGGACGCAATCAACCAGATGCGTTCTAAGGCCTCTGCTTCAGGTCGCTACGGGACTAACGAAGCACTTATGAGCCAAGAGCAACGCGCACAAGGTGCACTCGCAAATGCGATGGCAGCACAAGCAGGTCAACTTGGTTATCAGAGTTACGAGGCTGAGAGGGGTAGACAACAACAAGCCCTTGGTATTGCTCCAGGATTGGCCGCACAGGACTACTCGGATATTGGACAGCTTGCACAAGTCGGTCAGGCTACGGAGGGTTACCAACAAGCGGCTCTGGCTGATGCGATACAGCGTTTTAACTTCCAACAGCAGCAACCTTACTCTAATCTTCAGTCCTTCTTGTCTGCTGCGTATGGTGCACCTATGGGTCAGCAGACTATCCAGCCGACTTACTCTAACCCGCTTGCTGGCGCACTTGGTGGCGCCCTTACTGGGGCAAAGCTAGGTAGCATGGTTCCTGGTTTAGGCACTGGTATTGGTGCTGCTGCTGGTGGATTGCTTGGTTTGCTTGGGAGATAACAGTGTCAACTAGCAACTTCCTTGGCGGTGTATTTGGTCAGATGCCTTCCTATATGGGAGGTTTATTAGGCGCAGATGAACAGGAAAAACTAAGGCAGCAGGCGCAAGACCAAGGGTTGTTAAACCTCGGCCTTACCTTGCTTGCGGGATCAGGAAGAAGTCCTGTCCGCAGGTCTACAGGCGAACTCGTAGCCCAAGGTCTACAGGCTGGACAGCAGGCCTACCGTGGTGCTACTCAGCAGGCAATCCAAGACAAGATGATCGGTATGCAGTTGGAAGAGGCTGCAAAAAAGCGTAGGCAAGAAGAGCTGTTTAACAAGTTATTGATGCCTCCTACAGCAGAACAAATTACTGGCATGGCCGGTAGAGCGATGGGTACTACAGGCCCAACGGCTGAGGCTGCGTCTAAGTTTGAACAAGCCAAACAAGCAACAACCCCATTTGGAGAGTTAACTCCTGATGAACGCATGATTGCTGCTGCGATGGGTAGAGAAGGCGGTCTTAAATTCCTTTCGGAGCGGTTAAAACAGGAATACTCGACAACACCTTCGACCGTAATGATTGACGGAAGGCCAACGCTTGTCCAATTTAGCAACACAGGTGCAATGAAAGTTGTTAACGCTTCTCCACTGCCTAATGAAGAACAGGTCAATCTTGGTGACAAGATTGGATTCAGGGATAAAAATACGGGTGTGATTACAGGGTCAATCAAGCTAAATATTGGCCCTGCTGAAGCCAAACGAATCATGCTGGACGAAGAAAGGCTTAAGATCGAACAACAAAAAGTAGGGTTTGAAAGACAGCGTTTAGGCATGGAGGGCCAGAGACTTAACCTTGCGAACATTGAGTCTCAGCGCGGCGCATACAAGGTTGTTGATACTCCTGAGGGGCAAGTGTACGTTCCAGCTATCCCTGGAATGCCAACAATACCAGTGCAAGGCGCAGGCGGCCAACCTGTTATGGGCGCGGCTAGCAAACTACCAGAGGCGCAGCAAAAACAAGTTATTGGCGCACAAAACACTGTAAACGCTATCAAGGAGTTTAGAGATTCGCTCTCTTCGTTTAAGACTACAGACGCGATGAACCCCGCTAAACGCGCGGACATCCAAGCCAAGTATCGAAACATGCAGTTGCAGGCTAAAGAGGCTTATAACCTCGGTGTTCTTAACGGGCCTGACTTAACAATCATTGAACAGTTGGTGATGGATCCAACAACCGTAACTGGTGTGTTTACGGGCAAAAAGGCGATTGATAAGCAAGCGTCTGAATTGTCACGCATCATTACCGACATGGGTAATGTCGCGGCAGGAAGGCCAAAAGAAGTAACTGGCGCAGTAAAAGCAGAGCAGAAAGCAGAGCAACCAAAAGAGGCTGCAAAACCAGAAGCCATACCAGAATGGCTAAAAAAGTTGATGCAAGAGTCTCAGAAAGAGTTGCTAAATAGGTCGAAAGGTCAATAATGGACTTAAGCAAACTGTCGGACAAAGACCTGCAAGCTCTTGCAGTAGGAGACCTATCTAAGGTGTCTGAAGAAGGTCTGCGGACTATTATTTCCATTGGAAACGTCCAGACAGTAAGAAAGCCTATTGATGAGATGCTTACCAAAGCAGAAGCGAAACCAGAAGTTTCTCCAGGTGGCGTTGCAAGACAATTAGGGTTGACTGCTCGTGCTGCTGTAAGTGGTTTAACTGCTCTTCCTACAATGCTAGCTGACCCTATAACGGGACTCGTTAATATGGTTGCTGGCAAACAAGTTGCCGCACCCCCTAGCCAAACAGTGCAGGACTTGTTAAACAAGATTCTCCCGCAACCACAAACGGCGCAAGAGCGTATTACTCAAGATGTTGCATCTGCTCTTGTTGGTACAGGTGGTGCAGTGCAAGCGGCAAAAGGACTGCAAAAGGTAGCCACCAGTCCCGTAACGCGAGAGGTTGCAGCAACTCTAGCAAGAGACCCAAGAGCACAAGGCATTGCTGCATTAACAGGCGCAGGAGCGTCTGGGTTAGCAAGAGAAGAAGGGTTGCCTCCTATTGCTCAAGCAGGATTAGGCATTGTTGGGTCTATGGCTCCGTCTGGCGCTCCTGCTGCGGCTAGAGCAGGCACTCAAGTAGTAAAAGCAGCGGTTCAACCATTTACCGAGCAAGGAAGGCAAGTCATTGTCGGTAACGTCTTAAATAGGTTTGCAACAATCCCTGAGACGGCAGCAGCAAGGATGCAAAATGCTCCTGAGTACATTCCTGGGTCAATGCCAACTATGGCTGAGGCTGCGAGAGACCCAGGGTTGTTAGGCTTGCAAACTCCTGTAGCTAAGATTCTTGATATGCAAAACTTGTTAGGTCAACGAGTGGCGCAGCAAAACCTTGCTAGGTCGCAAGCGTTCACTCGTGAGGCTGGAGAGGATATAGACTTTATTGAAGCATTAAAAACCCGCAGAGATGTAACCACGGGGCCGATGCGCGATGAAGCGTTTTTAGCGCAAAAACAGTTTGGCCCTATGTCTTACAGCGCGTTAAATCCTGTTCGGAGCGCAATTACGGCTATTACTCGTGGCGAAACCGGTGGCTCTAAGCCTGTTCGCGATGCCATGAAATTCGTGCAAGGCCTAATCAAAGACGTAGAGGAGGTTCAGCTAACTCCTCAAAGGGCTTACGGTATCCGAAAAGACATTAACTCAGCCATTGAAGGAAAGTTTGACAAAGAGGACTTTAGGCTAAGGCTTGCTGCTGGAGAGTTGGCTCAGGTTCGTGGTGTTCTTGATGATGTTATTGAGCGCAACGCACCAGGCTTTAAGTCTTATCTATCTGAGTACAGTGGTCAATCAAGACCTATTAGCCAAGCTGAACTTTTGCAAGACATTAGAACTAAATCTGTTCAGGCGGCACCTGATACAACAAGTGGCCCGTCAGCCGTTCCGATCTTTAGTCAGGCTAAGTTGCGTAGCCAACTTGTTAACAGAGCGCAAGAAATAAACAGGACGCTGAATCAGAGTCAAGCAACCATGCTCGACAATCTTATTAAAGACCTTGATAGGACTGCTTCGTTAACGTCTGCGGTTGCCCAAAGACCAGGGTCGGATACCTTCAAAAACTTCTCGACCGCAAATCTGATTGGTTCTATGTTTTCTGATGTGCTTGCAGATACGGCTACGGTCAAATCTCTAGCATCGCCACTAAACTTTTTATACAAAATCCCTGATGAAAAAGTTAACCAACTCTTAGTCGAGGCAATGCTAGACCCGAAATTAGCTTCGCTAATGATGCAGAAAGCATCTAAAATGACGGTAGAGCCTGTTTCTAAGGCATTACGGAAGAAAGCTGAGGATCTAGGCTTTGCACCGTTGATTTCTGGGATGCAAGCGGAGTAATCATGGCAAAGACAAAGATCTCTGAGTTTTCCTCAACTCCAGGCAATAACACCGACATAGACGGTATCGACATTGCCGAGGGTTGTGCGCCTAGTAACATCAACAACGCTATTCGGGAGTTGATGAGTCAGCTTAAGAATCAACAAGCTGGACTCGATGGCGACACCTTTACAACGAACGATGTCCTTACGGTCTCAGGTGTCACGGCTAACGCAGGCCGAGTAAGACTAGGTGAGGATGCAGACAACGGTTCTAACTACACGGAACTAAGGTCTGCTGCCTCGCTTGCGTCCAATATCACATTTGTGCTTCCCTCTGCGGATGGATCAGCGAACACAGTTTTAGCGACAGATGGTTCAGGAAACTTATCGTTTTCTGCAATCACAGGAACGGGCAATGTAGTACGAGCGACTTCTCCGGCTTTAACAACGCCAGACCTTGGTACACCTTCAGCGGCAACACTTACAAATGCTACTGGCCTTCCTATCGTTGCAGGCACGACAGGAACCTTGTCTGTAGCACGAGGTGGTACGGGCGCAGCAACAGCAGCAGATGCTAGGACTAACTTAGGCGTAACCGAAACAGGGCAGGACACAACCTACGCATTCAGGGCTAACAATCTTTCTGATTTAGCCTCTGCATCCTCTGCTCGTACGAACCTCGGTTTAGGAACGATTGCAACGCAAGCGGCATCGAGCGTTTCTATTACAGGTGGTTCGATTACAGGGATTACCGATCTTGCTGTTGCCGATGGTGGAACTGGCGCATCTTCTGCCGCCGACGCTAGGACGAACTTAGGTGTTACGGCGACAGGTCAAGACACAACCTACGCTTATCGGTCGAACAACCTTTCTGACTTAGCCTCTGCGTCAACAGCCAGAACGAACCTCGGTTTGGGTTCTATTGCTACGCAAGCAGCAAATTCAGTTTCTATCTCTGGCGGCTCAATAACAGGCATTACAGACCTTGCTGTAGCAGATGGTGGTACAGGTGCATCTTCTGCGGCAGATGCCCGTACGAACCTCGGTGTACCTTCCTTGACGGGTTCCGGTGCTAGCGGGACATGGGGCATTGATATTACGGGTGCTGCTGCAAGCGCGACAAGTGCAACAAGCGCAACGACAGCGACTAATCTTGCAGGCGGTGCTGCTAACCGAATAGCCGTACAAACTGGCTCTGGTGCAACTGGATTTGTTACTGCCCCAACAAGCTCAGGCACTTACTTAAGCTGGAATGGTACTGCGCTTACCTGGGCATCTCCTGCTGGAACGGGTGACGTTGTAGGGCCGGCTTCTGCGACAGCCAATCAGATCGTACTGTTTGACGGGACTACAGGAAAGTTAGTAAAGGCAGCGTCTACAACGGGCGTATTAAAGGCTGTAAGCGGTGTTATTTACGCAGCTACATCAGGAACAGACTACGCTCCCGCAACGTCAGGAACAGGGATTCTTAAGGGTGATGGTGCTGGAGCCTTTTCGACTGCCTCTTCTGGTATTGACTACGCTCCCGCAACAAACGGAACTGCGATCTTAAAGGGTAACAATGCTGGTGGGTTTGCTAATGCTGCTGCTGGTACTGATTATGTTGCACCAGGGGGAGCGTTAGGGACACCTTCTTCCGGTACGTTAACCAACGCAACGGGATTACCTTTATCGACAGGGGTGACCGGAACCCTTCCGGTTGCTAATGGTGGCACTGGTCAATCTTCGTTTACCGACGGTCAGTTGATGATTGGTAATACATCGACAGGCCTGCTGAGTAAATCAACTCTGACTGCTGGTTCTAACATCACTATCACGAACGGCAATGGAAGCATTACGATTGCTTCTACTGCATCCGGTTCTGGTGATGTTGTAGGCCCATCTTCATCGACCGATAATCAGATTGCGCTTTTTAATAGCACCACAGGAAAGCTAATAAAGGCTGCAACAACCACGGGCCTACTAAAAGCCTCGTCAGGTGTTATAGCTGCGGCCGTATCAAGCACTGATTACGCTCCTGCAACAAGCGGAACATCTTCTCAGTTATTGGGGAGTAATGGCACAGGCGGGTTTAGCAATGTCACAGTAGGTTCCGGCCTTACTTACTCTGCTGGAACCTTGTCGGCATCAGGTGGTACTGGCGATGTTGTTGGCCCTTCTTCTGCGGTTGATAACGCTTTTGCAAGGTTTGACGGAACAACCGGAAAGCTAATTCAAGGCAATACATACGCAAGCCTTTCTGATGCAGGCGCAGCAATCTTTGGCGATTCTGTCTCCATTCAGCAGGGATCAGGAAATGATCCTTATCTTGAGCTTTACTCTGCCAACGTGTCAGGCATCAAGATTCTTAGGTTGAAAGCTAATTCTTCTCAGTCTACTTCAACAAACACCTACACATTCCCTACAGGGTACGGATCAAACGGACAAGTTTTAACCAGTAACGGTTCTGGTGGCTTATCTTGGTCTACCGCATCTGGTGGTAGTGGATTTAGTCCTGTGACAGCAGCAATGATCTTTGGATAGGAACAACTATGGCAGCTCCAAATCTACTCTCACCGACAACCATTAACGGCAAGACCGTTACGGTTGACTTATCTACCACTTCTGCGACTTCGATCCTTAGTAATGCTGCAAGCTCTGGAAAAGTCTTAAAGATCAACTCGCTTTATGTTGCTAACGTAGACGGAACGAGCAACGCAGAGATCACGATCAACTACTACTCTGCTGCTGCGCTTGGTGGTACGGCCACACAGATAGCGTCTACGGTTGTTGTTCCTGCTGACTCTACCTTGGTGGTGATTGATAAAGACGCTTACATCTATCTTGAAGAAGATCGCTCACTAGGTGCTACGGCTGGAACGTCTAGCGACTTGAAGGTTGTTTGCTCTTACGAAGATATTAGCTAGGAGTCGCTATGCCTAGAGGTAACGGCGGGATAATCGGCCCCGCAAACATCCCAAGTACAAGTTCAGCCAAAGGTGTCTGGTCGCTGACAGAGGCGCAGTTAGCACGTAGCCAAAATATTTGGCCTCTGTACACCACGACTATCGCTGTTGAGTACCTTGTTGTTGCTGGCGGAGGGGGTGGAGGAAGAGCGGATAATAGCGGTGGTGGTGGTGGTGGTGCTGGTGGCTATAGAACTGGAACTGACCCTGCTGTTTCCCTTGCTACAAATCTCACAGTAACCGTTGGCGGAGGTGGTAACGGACAAACAACTTCTTCCGGTGTCGTTGCTGGCGGGTCTGGTAACCCCTCTGTATTCAGCACTATTACATCGGCTGGAGGGGGCGGTGGTGGTGGCGGCTATCCTGGAACTCCTGGGACTGGTGTAGCGGGTGGTTCTGGAGGCGGTGCTAACGCTTATGGTGGAGCATCAGCATCTGGAGGCCCAGCAAGTCCATCTGGGCAAGGTAACGCAGGTGGAAACAACTATCCAACTGGCACATACCAAGATCGTGCTGCTGGAGGCGGTGGTGGTGCTGGAGCAGTTGGTTCAAATGGTGCTGCTGGAGCGGGTGGTAATGGTGGTAACGGAACCGCATCTTCAATTACGGGAACGTCTGTAACTTATGGTGGAGGTGGTGGTGGAGGGATTGATGGAAGAACACCATCTTCTGGCCCAAGAACTGTAGGCTCTGGTGGAACCGGTGGTGGCGGTGCTGGTGGCGTAGCTGGTACTGCTAATTTAGGTGGTGGTGGCGGCGGTGGTAGCGAGTTTGTGTCCATCGCTCCAGGTTCTAACGGCGGCTCCGGCATTGTCATTCTGAAATACTCAGACGCTTACTCTATTTCCAATCCTGGTGGTGGTCTTACTTACAGTACAAGCACATCGGGTGGATATAAGATCACATCGTTTACGGCTGGAACCGGCAATATACAGTTTGCATAATGAACATGCACCATTTATTTCCTACACCTGTAGGATTCTTTGAGTTAGGAAGGGAACTTACGGATGAGGAATTATTCTTTGTCCGTGAGTTAGAAACCCGTCCTAATATGGGCAATACAACCTCAACCAATAACTTTGTGCTGCGTGATCCGGTTATGACAGGGTTACGCTCATGGATTGAAGATTGCGTATCTGAATACTTCAAAGCCACTGCTAATCCTAAGCACGATGTAAGCCTTAGAGTTACCCAAAGCTGGTGCAACTACTCGGAGCCAGGGCAATTCCATCACAAACATGCACATCCCAATAGTTACGTCTCAGGTGTGTTCTATGTGCAGACCAATCCTGATGACAGGATTTACTTCTACCGTGACGGGTATCAACAAATCAAATTCCCTCCACTAGAGTGGAACCAGTACAACTCCGAGTCTTGGTGGTTTGAAGCTACAACAGGCAAGCTAATTCTGTTTCCTTCGTCAGCGCAACATATGGTTCCTCAAGTACAAGGCGAAGAAACTAGAATTTCTCTATCGTTTAATACCTTCCCAGTTGGAATGGTTGGGGAAGAAGTTGATTTAACTGGATTACGGCTGGAGGCATAATGGCGCACTACGCTTTTTTAGACGCAAATAACATCGTTACCGAAGTCATTGTCGGCAAGGATGAGGGCGAAGAAGGTATTGATTGGGAAGTGCGATACGCTGAGATAAGAGGACAACCTTGTAAGCGTACAAGCTACAACACCCAAGGCGGCCAGCATCCTAACGGAACGCCATTTAGAAAAAACTATGCAGGCATTGGTTACACCTATGATGCAGTGCGGGATGCTTTTATCCCTCCGCAGCCCTTTGCTAGTTGGGGGCTAAACGCTGGTTCTTGTCTTTGGGAGGCCCCCGTAGCAATGCCAACTGACGGTAAAATGTATCAATGGGACGAATCAAGTGTTAATTGGATTGAGATGACATGACACCCGAACAGAAGTCGGACGTACTCGTAGAAGCAGCAAAGGCTGCTCCTCCTGTAGCAATCACAACAGCCGTGACTGTTGGCGGTCTGACTCTGAATGAATGGGTGGCAGTTGCTACCTTGCTCTACATTGTGTTACAGTCCGGCTGGCTTG